AATAGCAGTCAGGAACTCAGTCGCGCGCTGTTTGGTCGCGTTCTCATCCGGCGCAATGGTCGAATCTGTCTCAATATCCAGCACAAACGGGCGAAGTCGTTGATCGCGAAGGAAGGCTATTACCTTCTCAATCGTGACGGTTTCTTTCAGCTTGTCGATCTGCTGTTGAAGTTGGCCGGCCTGCTGTTGAGCCTGTTGAATGATCTGTTGCGCCTGCTGTGGATTTTGCTGCGCCATCGCCATAGCATTTGGATCGCGCATAGCCGCCTGTGCGTCAGCCATGATCTTCGCCACTTGCTGCTCAAGCGGCGCGGCCTGTTGCGCTATCTGCGCCTCGCTCGGCACCTCCAATTGCGACATTTCCAGGAGCGTCTTGGCCTGGAAATTCTCGGCCATGATCTCGGCGGCAATGCGAGTAATATCCCGCGCCACCCTTACTAGCTCTGCTGTGCGATCCTTGATCCTGATAGAGCCGTATTGGCTCTTGAGTTCCTGCGCTCCCAGCGTCTCGCTGGCAACCGTAGAGCCGCGCATAATGTCGGACAGGCCGGTGATCTGATAAACATCGTCAATAAGTTGCCTGCGCAATTCGACTAGCTGAGTGATTGTCTGCGCGATCATTTCCAGCGGCAGCCAGACGATCATATCCTTGACGCCGCCCTGCCCGACCATCGCCCAATTACTGATCGGAACCAGCATTTGGTTATTGGTCGACGCCTTTAGCGCCGTTTCTATCGCATCGCCAATCTCACCAGCACCGGCCGGATAGAACCCCCTCACCTTCACGGCATCGGTTAGCGCGCCGATACGGGCAGTCAGTTCGTTTATTTCCTCTAGTTGATCTTTGTAGAACACCATGTCAGGCACGGGCACCAAGGACCGGCGCTGCACGGTGGCGTAGGCGGGACGCGGACACGGGAAGAAACCGTCAAGTTTGAGGTGCGGCTCGCCATCATCAAGAAGTTTATCGCAGCCCTCCGCGACCCATACAACGCGGTTGAGAGACTTAGACCAAACTTCCCAAACGCCAGCCTTAAGCTTGCCATCGTCGGCGTCTTTATCGTCCTTACGAACTTCATAGGCGGCGTCCTTGTAAACATCGCCAGATGTTTTCTTAAACCGCTTGCGCATCTCCTTCTTTGTTAGCCACGCGCGGTTAGCAACCCAATCAACCTCTTTCCAAGTTCTAGCCGGATCGTGCAGAAAGTCCTTACGGTCCTTATGATCGATGCAAACGCGTTCCGAAAAATAATTGTCCTTTCCCGCAGCTTCATATCTCAGCCAAGGACAGCCGCGCGCCAAAATCACCATGTCATCGCGGATTAACCGCATGACACTATCGATGTCCTCGAGCTCGAACGTGACAATGGCAGCACGTTCAAGCAATTCAGACGTTACGCGAGGAAGCGGCCGGCGGTCCTTAAATCGAGGAACAACGACAGGAATTGGCGGCCTGGAATAGACCGATGGCAACAGAACTTGGACATTAGCCCAGAATAACTGGAACTGACGGTCGCGCGTCGTACTCGCCAGTCTTTCCAAACTGGCATATAACTTGTCGATATTGTCGGCGCGGTCCTGATAATCACGAAACACCTTTTCGGCGTCCGTAATCATCGTCATCCAGGCTTTAGCTGACTTCGGCTCCTTGTCTGGACCTGGCTGACCATCAGCCAAGTCATCAACTTCGGCGTCGTCAGCCATATCAGGCGTCAATCGCCGTCTTGATCGCCGCCGCCAGATCGGGGTTTATCCCGCTCCAGATCAGCCCGTTAACATCGCCAGTGCCGGCCACGCATTGCCGCACTATCTCAATGGCGACCGGATATGGAAGCCCGGCTTTGCAGAGCGTGTCGGCGCTGGCCGTGGCTGCGTCGATCTCGATGGCAAGCGCCCGAGCTGTCGGCCCTGGCAGTCCGGGGAATAGATTAGCTGCATTAGTTGTGGACATGGGTTGCTCCTAAATTCTTATCCTTGCGCCGCTCGCCGGCTCGGGCGGCCCCGGCAGCATGACTTGGCCGGGCAAAGCAACGCGCTTCGGTTCGACATTAACAACTGGAATGGTGCGCCAAGCCATTGCGAGATAGCGAAACGCGTCAGCTAAATGCGAGGTCCAGTCGTGAACTTCACTAGCGCGGAATGTCTTTTTCTCATCGTCCCATTCGCGCCGATATTGCTCTAGCGCGGCTATGCCTTTTTCCTCTGTGCGAGGATGAAAGACGCATCGCCCTAGTGTAGTGCGCGCGGCCTGTATTCCGTCCATCTTGCCGGCGAGCGGCACGAGTTGCGGCCTAAGCCCGTGAGCTTCCATTTGCTCAACGCGCGTGCGCCCGGTGCCCCATTCCTTCACCTTGGCGTCATGAGGTACAAAATCAGTGCCAGCCATATACGGCTTAGCGTGTACGACCTCGGCATAATGATCCACGCCAACACCAGAAGCCGTATAGCAATCGAGGATATGGACCTTTGTACCGACAACCTGAAACCACCAAATGCTCGTATCGTCGCGAACGCCAATGTCCCAAGCGCGATGGACCGGCTGGCCTGGGACTGGCGCAATTTCAGCTATGCGGCCTTCATTGCGAACCGCCAGCATCTCGCGGGCATAGAAGGCACCTAGGATGGCCGCATTGAACGAGCAAAGATATTCCTGCTCGAATTGCGCGCGCCCCATGTCCTCGCCATAGAGCGCGGTATATTCCCTGATCGTCTCGGCAAGCTGCTGATCTGTTAAAGCTCGTGTGTCGTTGATTGTCGAGATTTCAGCAAACCACCGATCATTAGTGGCCGCCATGTCATACATGGCCTTAGCGTGATTGCGTCCACGCGGCGTGGTGATAAACGCGGCCCAGCCGTCGTTTTCCTCCAGCATCGGCCGGTGATAGCCCCAAGCGCTAGGGTTCGCTAATGCCCATTCCGAATAGACAATCCCAGCAACACCAGCGCCGACCGTCGCATCATATCGATCAGAGCCGATGATCTGCCATGTCGATCCGCACTTGAGCTTGATGAACATTTTCTGTTCATCCTTGCTATCGCGAATCTCAGGCGGGAAAGCCTCGTCTATTCTACGCTTGCCTGTGTGTGCGTTGATCGAATCCCAAAGGGCTTTCCGGCCCTGCTCATATTCAGGTAGGCAATGCCAGTATGAGGCTATTCTCTGATGCGCCAACTCGCATGTGGCGGTAAGAGCTATTTCGTCCTTACCCCAGCGACGATGGGCTATCTCGATTGCTCGCTTGCCACCCCCGACTAGATATTCATGGAATGGCCGCTGATACCAGCGAACGCGGCGTTCAATTACCAGCGGTTTCATAAACCGTCTTAAACAGAACCGGACCACCATCCGGCCCAGCATGAGTAACGGCCGTCAATTTCGGATGCAGGAACGGCGCGGCATCTCGCGCGCATTCATGGGCCATCTGACGCAGCCCAGCAGCTTTCTTGACCTGTGCCAGTAATGCCTTGAATTGCTCATCTGGCGAGATATCATGGCCAGTGGTTTCCGCAATCGTTAGCCCTTCGATCACAGATTCCGCATCAATAGCCACCCGCTGAAAATGGCGCATGTTTTCCAGCATGATTTCAAGTGGTGTCTTACCCTGTGCGGCGGCTTGCTCAGCCACCTTGCGAGTGCGGACTGTCAGCGAGCCTTTCTTGCGGCCGGCCCCTTCACGCTTACCGCCGCGTGACACTTTGATTGCCTTTGAATGATTTCAAGGTGGCTCATGGCGTTTGAGGCCATGCTCCTGTTGGAATTAGCTCGCGCCGGGATCAGCCTGCTATCTGGTGAGGTTTGTCGCTGCCCGGCGCGAATCGCGGCGGTGGCCGCGAATTGAATTTCTGCGAGGTGCGGGAGAATGACCAATCATAGCGCTTCACTTGTCGGTGTCAAGACGCGCGCCTACCATTAGTGGATTTCTGTGCGAAGCCCCAAAGCACCGCGAGCGATTCCAAGCTCTCCTTAAACCGCCGGCTGAAATAATCGAACTCGCGAGCCGTCGAATAGCCGTGAATTTCTGCGGCTTCCTTGAGCATCCTGCGCAGCCCTAGCACGGTGTAGATGATGCTGTAGTCGTTTTTTCCCAGCCATTTATGGGCTTCGTCTAGCTTGCGCATGGTGGCAATCTGGCGATCTGTTATCGGTTCTGGCGTTCTTCCGCCGTCCACAGCCTCTTTTCCTGGGTCAATAGCTCGTATTTGCCCAATCTGCGCTTGTTCGAATAGCCTTTGCCACTTCCGGCCGGCGGCTAACTGAGCGTCGTCTATCTGCTGGCGCGCGTGCATTCCTGCCAATGGATCGTCGCGCGTTGAGCGGAGAACCTGTATTTTCTCGCCAGTCTGCGAATAAGGGTCGGCTACGATAGCAATCGAGACGACCGAGCCTATTGGCAAATCTTGCGATAATCGCTGATGCATTTTCTCGGCTTGGGTTTTGGTGCGAGGCATTAGGCGTCCTTTTCCCAGCGTTCACCATTCCAGCGATAGCCTTGCTTTTCCAAGCGTTTCTGAGCCTCAATAAACGCCTTTTCACTATCGCATACCTCCGCAACCTCGGCCGGGTTCGGCATGAATTTCATACGTCTTGGAATTCCAGTGCGAGGATCGGTAACGCGCTGGATAATCTCATCGTCGTAGTCAGCCAAGATCAACGTTACAGCGGCTACGTAGGTCGCCGGGTCATTAGCGTCACCTTTCCGGAAGCACCCGAACATCAGCGTCGCCCTCTCCGAAGCGAGGCTGAGGC